ACCTTCGTCTAAATAAGTTTTTATTTCAGTTCTGTTCATTTGATTCTCCTTCAATGAATTAATTTATAAGTTAATTATCGGTTATAAAAGTGTTAATGTCAACACTTATTAAAATTTATTTACCACTCCTTTTCTAATGGGTCCTGATCTAAGTCTTTTGAGATTTTTATAAACATTCATTTCGTAAATGTTGGAATTATTATTGGCAATGGCTTGAGCCAAGATTTCGGGATCGATAGGGTACTCATCGTATGAGCATGATAGGGTGTAAGAATCAAAGCCATGTTCGTCAGAATAGGTGCCTTGCTTATCACACAATTGTCTTGCGGGGATGAGCCTTTTGTATTTTTTGCTACTCATGAGAATATCTTACCTCAATCTTCCTCGGGGAAGAGGTGGTTTTCAATTTTTTGCTCTAAAGTTTGCAAAATCTTTTTTTCCTCTTTTAGTATTTCAATTAATTTACTAGAATTAAGGCTTGGATTTTTTTCAGCTTGATGCTTTCTTTTGTCTATCTCTCGATCTATTTCCCAAATGTGTCCACTCATTCCACCGTGGTATCTAATGAGTCTTAGTTCTTCTTTTGATATCTCCATATTTTTCTCCTTTATTAAAAATGTAAGCATTGCCTACACTGTTAATAATAGGGGTAAGAAGTGTTGATGTCAACACTTAATATGAAAATTTAATGAATAATTTTTTTGCTGTTTGTTAAGTCGTCTTCGCTGACAAAATAGGCTTCGGTCAAAGCCACTAATTGAAGTTGGTGAAAAGCTACCATTTTGGAAAGATTTTTATTTATCTCAACCAAGAAGTCGTTGGTTTGTTGTAACTCGTCAACAACTTGTTCGAGATCGATTTTCTTTTTTGAGTCTATATTCATTTTCCTTGCCCTCGGTATTTTTTCTTCTTTTTGTTTTTATTTGTTCCTGAACCATGACTTAAGCGTGAATCACCAATAGAGGTTTTCTTCTTTACATGGTTAATTTGTTCTTTAATCCAAGTTTTTGCCAATCTTCTTCCTTTTGTTGCGGTCTTGGAAATAGACCCTTGTGTAATATCTGCGGATGATTGCCAAAATAGAAAGGATAATCAACTGCGATAGGGAAAGTATAAACGAGTTGGTAGTAAAAACCAGTACCATAGATAAAGTTAGCCACGAAAGTGGAAAGTTAACCATGGCTCCGAGCAGTGTATCTACCGTTGCCTCTTTGAGTGCGTTGCGATCTAGTTTCATAATTATCTCCAAGTGCCATTATACATAGATATGTTCATTTGAACACTTACTTTGAAAAAATTACACATAATGTGTCTAACCCAGTTGCAATAGCCTCGCCCACAGCCGACCAAATATTTGGGGTGTAGGGTCAAAGTTTTTGGTTTTTTTGGAGATTTGTTTCCAAATCCTATAGAGTCCCGTTCTATGGGCTTCTCAGAGCCTCACACAGCGTGTTTTTGCATCTATGTTAGCGGTGTGGACAGACTGCTCTGACGCAAAGCTGAGCAGAGTGTGGAATTTCCCTGAAAAAAAAATGCGTAAGTCACTGATCTGCCGTGCATTTTTGATTTTTTTCTATTTTTTCGTGTTGTGGGGGGAAAAAGTCCCCCCTCTTGGTTTTATTCGTGATTAATAGCTAGCGACACATCTTAAAGTGTCATACTGTGTCATACTTTCTTAGATATCTTTGAAGTCAGCATCAACGATGTCACCACCGAAGATTTCCTTCAGTCTCTTCTCTATATCTGAGTGCGACATGTTATCCAAGTTAGCAGTGATATTTAAGTTCTCTGTCTTTCTTACCTTCAACCCTGCTATCTCATTCAACTCACGAATGGCTGACACTGATGCATTAAACTGTCCTTTGTTGTAAGCCTCTTCGCTTATCTGCCACAACATCTTCGCAGTTTTTTCAGGAGTAATCGCATACTTATGTGCAAGCTCTGCTTTCTGCAACATGATGGCTTTAACCACATGTGGATTGTGCTTGGCATTCATCATGCGAGTAGCAGCTGATGCAGGGAACTCATAGCCTGCTCGTCTAGCAGCTTCAGTCTGTGTGCAATTATCATTGACATAATGCCAAACAAAAGCGTTCTGCATCTCAGTCAGTTGCAACTCAGTATCCTCTTCAAAAGCACTGGGTCTTTCAACCAATGGCTTCATCGGAGCTTTCTTCGGTCTACCTTTGTATTTGCTTGTGTTCTTTTTCTTTTCTTCTGTCATCTCACTTCCCAAAGGCTATCTGATGCACAATCTTCTCAATGGATTTAAAATCTCTCTTCTCGTCTGTCGTTAGCCTTTTACCTTGCTTTTCTTTCTCAAGGTATATTTTGCCACGATCAGCCAAAGCATCAATCATCAATTTCTTTTCTTCTTCCGTTACCATCAACTGCATTAACATATCTTTCTCCTTGTTAAATCCAATAAAGGGTAGAGGGTATGGGGTAGGGCTTCCTATAACTAGCTAATACTCCTATAACCATATAAGTACTATACTAGCTACCCCTCTATACTATATAAATAAATATTATTACTTAATGTATACACTATACCCTACCTAAGCCCAAAACCCTTTAAAATAAAGGGATCGAGACTAGGGCATGGCACAGGGTATCTACCTCTCTTACAGTACCCTACACCCTCACACCTAGTCTCAATTGTTCTCATTTCTCTAAAAGTTTCCTAATTTGCATACCCTACCCTACCCTGTAAACAAATCAGCCTGTTTCAATTCGTTCTTCTCCTTGTTCCAAACAGGGTCATAAGACTTCCTATCAGGACCAATATACTCATGTGAATAACATATTCTATCCACATCTAACACATAATCATGCCATTCTTTCTTTATGTTCTTTCTCCTAGCTTTCTTTCTATCTTTTAAATTAGTAGCAGTAGCACGCCAAAGATCACTCTTTTGTCTATATTCACCCATTCTTATGTGTGCAGTCTTAGAGAAGTATCTATACCCATCTTCGATGAAGATATCTGCAATGGCGTTAGAAAAGCGTACTCCTATGCCTAAGCCTTGGAAGTCAGGCAGTATGACTGTCCTGCATTCTCTCCACTTGTTTCTATCATCACCTTCGTATAGCGGTGGTATTCTACCCGGCAAACTTATTGCAGAACCAAAGCCCACGAGTTGTCCTTCCCACAAGCAACAATAGCACCGCACAGCACTTGGTATCTCTGCTGTTAAATAGTGATGTTTCGCAAACATTGACCACAAAGACTTATCGCATCGGTATACTTGAACTTGTATAGGTTGCCGAACCGACCCCCTTTTTAGCTCTTGCGTGTCAGTGCAGTACACCCAGTCAGGCTCAAGCCAACTAAGTATATCCTCATGACATGTTGCTAAAACGATGTTCTTTAGATTGTTTCTTTTAATGTATTTAGATAAAGCCACAGAGCAAGACTTAGCCGTTTCTCTGTTAACCACTGAGGTGAACTCATCTATGACAGCACCATCTTTTAATTTTCTCGCCATGTCTGCTCTAAAACCCTCGCCATTTGATAGCACATGTCTTGGCTTTGCCCACGATGGCACTGTGTTGAGTCCTACTGCACTGAGTCTTGCAATGGCATCTTCTTCACTGTCAAAATGTGAGACCACTGATTTGTTCTTGTCCCATGTCAGTTCTTCTTCCTCACCAAACCTTTTAAGCAAAGTAGACTTACCACTCCCACTTGAACCAAAGATGACACCAATGGAAAACTCTCCATCTATCGATGGCATTCTTGGTACCTCGAAGCTTGTGGTGCCGTCAAAGTCAAAGTCGAAGTTCTTGTAGATGCTTTGATCTATCTCAGTCATCTCCACATTCGATGTCAGTATCTCTCTCTTCTCTTCTTCCATCTACCCCTCCGTATGTAACTTGGTATGCAGATCAATGAAAGCTTGTGCATCCATGACCACCAAGGGTTTGCTTCTGTTTCTTTTGATCACGAGTAAAGGCTCATAGCCCTTGCAATTGCTTTCTGCTTGTTCGTATGACTTCCACACATTCACTGCTTCTTGATTCTTGCATTCAATGCTGTAGGGGAAAGCTTCTCTTGATTGCTTACCGAGTATGACATCTTCACCTTGGCTACCCATGGGTCTACTCTCTATGTCTTCTGCATCTAGCTTGAGTATCTCTATGAGCTTAGTGACCACCCACTGTTGTAACTTCCTACCTTTTGCTTTTGCACTTGATGTCTTCATTTAATGTTGAGTTCCTCTTTACCATTGCGTCTGTTAAATTCCCTGACCAACCACTTGAGGTTCTCTTCCAAATACCCTGCATAGTCTTTTGTCACAGCAAAAGGTGATTTAGTTTCATCACAATAGTCTAGCCACATCCTTGCGGTGAAGCTCATAAACTCGCTTGTAAATACATCTGTAAATGCTTCGTGTCTCATGTGTCAAAAAAAATTGTGCG